CATCAGACGGAATTGTGAACGAAAACTTGGCAGAAAACTTTTACCGAGAAGTACAATACCCTGAGGCGAAGTTCTTTTACGGATTCCAATTGGCGATGGAAAACATCCACTCACTTATGTACTCACTATTGATTGATACATACATCAATAACCCAAAAGAAAAAGATGAATGTTTCAATGCAATTGATAGATTACCTGCGGTTCAGAAAAAAGCAAAGTGGGCATTAGAATGGATTGAAAAAGCATCATTTGCAGAGAGATTAGTTGCATTTGCTGCTGTAGAAGGTATCTTTTTCTCAGGTTCATTCTGTTCTATTTTCTGGTTGAAATCAAGAGGGATCATGCAAGGTTTATGTAATGCAAACTCACTTATCTTTAAAGATGAGAACTTACATTGTGATTTTGCGATTCACTTATTGAACAATCACTTAGAAAATAAACCTTCTGAAAAAAGAATAAAAGAAATTTTGTTGTCCGCACTTGAAATTGAAAAAGAATTCATCACAGAATCACTTCCTGTTTCTTTGATCGGTATGAACTCAAACTTAATGAGACAATATCTTGAGTTTGTTGTTGACGGATTATTGGTTAAAATGGGTTGTAGTAAAGAATTTAACGTAGAACAACCATTCAAATTCATGGAACAAATTGCGGTTGAAACTAAAGGTAATTTCTTTGAATCAAGAACAATGGAATATCAGAAGGCAAAACTGAATGAAACAATAACATTTACAGACGACTTTTAAATTTTAGATTATGTCATTAAAAATTATTAAACGAGGTGGTGAGGTCGTATCATTTAATCCACAAAAGATTTACAACAGAGTAAAACGATCTGCGAAAGGTTTAAATGTAAATTCAGACGAGATCTTTATTAAAGTTATTACTTCAGTACCTACTGAAGGTGAAGTAACAACAAAAGAACTTGACAAGTTAGTTTACGAGATCGCGGCGTCTTATACAGGTAGTCATCACGATTATTCAAGATTAGCGGCATCTGTTGCAATTTCTTCATATCATAAAGAAACAAATGATAGTTTTTCACAAACTATGTTGCAACTTTATGAGGATGGAATTATTAATGAGAAACTCATTGAGACCATTAAAGAATACGGTGAAGATACAATTGATGCGGTTATTAATCACGAAAATGATTACAACTTTGATTATTTCGCTTGGAGATCATTACAAGAAATGTATCTTTTAAAACGACCAAATGGTAAAGTAATTGAAAGACCACAACATATGTATATGAGAGTTGCATTGTGGGTTACTTCAAACATTACTGATGCATTTGAATACTACAAATCTTTATCGGAGCAATTGATCTCAAAGGCAACACCGATTATGATCAATTCAGGTACTAAAGTCCCTCAATTGGCATCTTGTGTACTTCATTATAATGATGCAGATTCAAGAAAAGGTTTGTTGGATACTTTAACAGATATTTCTACATTCTCATCAGACGCTGCGGGTATTGGACTTTCTATGTCTAACATTCGTAGTAAAGAAAGTAGGATTTCTAGTTCAGGTGGATATGCGGGCGGATTATTGAAATACCTTAAGATTGTAAACGAATCACTTAGATTTTTCAACCAACAAGGACGTAGACCAGGTTCCGCAGCAATCTATCTTGAGCCTTGGCACAAAGATATCTTTGATTTATTAGATATTAAAAAGAATACGGGAGCAGAAGAATTAAGAGCACGTGATTTATTTACCGCACTTTGGATTCCTGATAATTTTATGAGAGCGGTTAAAGATAATGGAGATTGGTATTTGTTCTGCCCTAATGACATTAAGAAAGCCGGTTTAAAACCATTACAAGAATGTTTTGGTGATGAATACGAAGAAGTCTACAATACTGCGGTATCTATGGGTCTTGGTAAAAAAGTTAAAGCTCAAGACATTTGGACTAAAGTTATTGAATCTCAAGTTGAAACTGGAGTTCCTTACTTATGTTCTAAAGATAACGCTAATAAGAAAACTAACCACCAAAACATAGGTGTAATCAAACAATCAAATCTCTGTAATGAGATTTATCAATATACAGATGAGGACACAACTGCGATTTGTACCTTATCATCTATGGTATTGAAAAACTTTATTAAGTCAGGAAAGTTTGATTTTGAACTTCTATTCACCGAAGTTAGAAAAGTTGTGAGATCACTCAATAAAGTTGTTGATATTAACAACTACTCAACCGAAAAAGGTAGAAAGGGTGGATTAGAACAAAGAGCAATTGCAATTGGAACTCAAGGTTTAGCGGACGTATTTTATTTAATGGATTATATCTTCACATCTGAAGAGGCCAAGAAATTGAATAGAGACATCTTTGAGACTATCTACTATGCTGCGATCTATGAAAGTAACCAATTATGTATGAACGGTGACTACAAACCATACTCACATTTTGAAGGGTCACCAATGTCACAAGGGTCATTTCAATTTGATATGTGGAACGTTGATGAAACGCAACTTTCAGGAATGTGGGATTGGAACAAACTGAAAGAGAATGTTAAATCTTATGGTGTTTGTAACTCATTATTCACAGCACAAATGCCGGTGGCATCTTCAGCAAAGATTACAGGTTCATACGAAATGACAGAACCCGCACACTCGGCAATCTTTAACAGACGAGTTGTTGGTGGTGAGATCATGATTGTGAACAAATATTTAATCGCAGACTTTGAAAAAATAGGTATATGGTCTGAGGATTTAAAGAATGAAATTATTATGAATGAAGGATCAATTCAGAATATTAATTTCAATAACTACTTAGATCCTGAAGATAAAAATTACAATAAGAAAGTTAAACGAATTGAACATTTGATTCCTAAATATAAAACAATTTGGGAGATATCACAAAAACAACTTATTGATATGGCAGCAGACAGAGCACCATTCATTGATCAATCACAATCAATGAACATCTATATGTCTAATCCTACATTATCAAAGATCACTTCATCACACTTCCACTCTTGGGAAAGTGGTTTGAAAACACTTTGTTATTATGTAAGAACCAAAGCAATTTCAACAGGGGCAAAACATTTGGCGATGGACATTTCAAAAAAACAGAAACCAAAAGTAACACCTGAACCGCCTAAAGTGGAATATAGTAATCTAAATTTACCACCAAAACCTGAGAATTCAGATTTTGAATGTTTTGGATGTTCTTCATAAAAAAATAATAAATCACGATTTCGGTCGTGATTTTTTTTTATATGTAATATTTATTAATAAAAATTATTATGAAAAAAATAGTAAGATTAACTGAAAATGATTTGACTCATATTGTTAAACGAATTATAAAAGAAGATGCCGAAAATTCTATTGCGGCTAACAAAGTTGATAGAATTGTTGATTCGCCAAAGGTACAAATGAGATTAGAGGATATAGTTTCTAATTTATCTGACCGTGAAAAAAATCAAATTAAAGACGTTTTAAATAATTTGGGTATTGATCAGTATTCATCTGCGAAAGATGCTCATGATGCGGTTAAAGATTTGGCGAGTGAAGCTATGAGTGGTGAAATGAGTGAAGAAGATGAAAATGAATCACCTAAAGAAAAGTTAGGTAGAATTTTACGTAATATTGGCGCTGCTAACATCGGAAATTGGGGTGGAGTACCAGCGGCTATTTTAATAGCATCAATGACAGGATTTCCTGCAGGACTTGCAATTAGTTGGGGTGTATCAGGTTTATTATTAGGACTTGCTAAAGTATTGGATCCTGATAAACCAGAAAACGCGTAATATAATATATCATATATAAACCCTCCCCAAAAAGGAGGGTTTTTTATTTGTTCTAATTTTTACTTAAAAAAAACCTAACCTATATTTATATGTGATATGGCAAATGGTATTACATACGGTATTTCTTTTCCTTTTGTGGATTCATTCACTGGTAGGTATTTGGATGTTACCAATTCAACTGAAGGTGAGATCAGAGGTAATTTAGTTCATCTATTATTAACTAGAAAAGGATCTAGATATTTTCTACCTGATTTTGGAACACGACTTTACGAATATATATTTGAACCTTTGGATGGACCAACGTTTTCGGATATAGAATCTGAAATCAGAGATACGATAGGTAATTACATGCCGAATTTACAAGTGACTAATATTACTGTTGAACCAGCATCTGCAGGATTGGAGGACAAAGGTTTCACGGTAAATATGGATGGAGAAAGAGAATTCAGAGTTACAAACATTTCTCAATTAGAGCACACAGCAAGAATCAAAATAGATTATAGAATAACAGATTCCGCTTTTGAATCTAGTGATTTTATTATTATCAATATTTAATAGTATATGGCAGAAAAGAATATATCTTATACAGTCCGAGATTTTCAAGGAGTAAGAACTGAGTTAATTAACTTTACAAGGACGTATTATCCTGAATTAGTTCAAAACTTTAACGACGCAGGTATTTTTTCTGTTATGTTAGATTTGAATGCTGCGGTAACTGACAACCTCAATTTTCAAATAGATAGAAGCATTCAGGAAACTGTATTACAGTTTGCGCGACAAAAGAACTCAGTTTATAATATTGCAAGAACATATGGTCTTAAAGTACCAGGACAAAGACCATCGGTTGCTTTGATTGATTTCTCAATTACGGTACCTGCTTTTGGTGATAGAGAAGATTTAAGATATTGTGGTGTATTGAGACGAGGGTCTCAAGTTAATGGTGCAGGACAACCATTTGAAACTGTATATGATATTGATTTTGCTTCACCAATAAATGCTGAAGGATCACCAAACCGAGTTAAAATACCAAATTTTGACTCAAGTGGTAAACTTATTAATTATACAATTGTTAAAAGAGAAGTCGTTGTTAATGGTATTACAAAGGTTTATAAAAGAGTAATTACTGCTAATGATGCAAGACCTTATTTAGAATTATTCTTACCTGAAAAAAATGTATTAGGTATTACAAGTGTATTACTTAAACCTGGTACTCAATATTCTACAATACCTCAACCACAAGATTTTATCACTGTAGGACCTGAAAGATGGTTTGAAGTTGATGCTTTGGTACAAGATAGAGTTTTCATTGAAGACCCTACTAAAGTTTCAGATCAACCGGGTATTAAAGTTGGTAGATATATTACAACATCAAATAAATTCATTAGTGAATATACACCTGAAGGTTTCTGTAAGATGACATTCGGTGGCGGTAACATATCGGCTGAACAACAATTAAGAGAATTCGCTCGTGATGGTAAAGGTTTTGATTTAAGTCGATATACTAATAACTTTGCAATGGGAGCCGCTTTAACACCGAACACAACTTTATTCGTTCAATATAGAATTGGTGGTGGATTATCAAGTAATTTAGGTATTAACACTATTAATCAAATTGGTACTGTATCATTTGCTGTTAATGGTCCATCAGATTCTGTTAACCGAAGTGTTATCAATAGTTTACAATGTAATAACGTAACTGCAGCTATTGGAGGTGCTAATTTACCAACAACCGATGACGTTAGAAACATGGTTTCGTTTAACTTTGCAGCCCAAAACAGAGCGGTTACCGTAAATGATTACAATTCTATCATTAGAACAATGCCTTCTCAATTTGGGGCACCCGCAAAGGTTGCAATTACAGAGGAAAATAACAAGATCAAAATTAAAATGTTGTCTTACGACACAAGTGGTAGTTTAACAAACGTCGTTTCAAATACCTTAAAACAGAATGTCGCTAACTACCTTTCAAATTATCGAATGATAAATGACTACATTTCTATTGAAGCGGCAGAAACTATAGATCTATCTGTTACTGTGGATGTTGTATTAGATAACAGTCAAAATCAAGGTGCGGTTATTGCTAAAGTAATCCAATTAGTTAGTGAGTTCTTTAATCCTTTGGTTAGAGAGTTAGGTCAAAACGTAAATATTTCCGAATTAAGAAGAATACTTCAATCTGAAAACGGTATTGTTAGTGTTTCTGATGTTTTATTCTTCAATCAAGTTGGGGGTCAATATTCTTCGGCTCAAACATCAATGCCATATTCAGATCCAGTAACAAGACAAATACAACCAACCGCAGATACTTTGTTTGCAACACCAACACAAACTTACCAAATTAGATACCCAAATAAGGATATTAATGTAAGGGTATTGAACTTAAAATCGGTAAACTTCTCATAGTAATTTATTTTTCTCAAAATAAGATTATTTTTTCTAAAATAGGAAATAAACTATT